AAACAGGTCAAAATGTATGCCGTCTCATTCGATTACTGGTTGGACCCTGATCTCAGGATTTTAGACCTTCCTGACCATCCCTTCGAACGACAGGAAATAGAACTGTCGAAAGACAATCTGATTATTAGATTCGCTTACGATTCTGTAAAGGTTGCTGCGGTCAGATTGATTCCCGGTACCCGATGGGATACCAAGAAGAAGGTGTGGATCGCTCCCGTGTCCGCTGTGTCTGAAGCGATTGAATTCGCTAGAAATTTCAAACTGTACGTTCCTGAAGAACTTGAGGAAATGCAAGTGGAGATCCAAGAGCGACAGGCTGTAGGTATCGCTGCGTCTAGGTCCGTAGTGTCAGACATTCAGATCCCTGACCTCAAGGGAGAGTTGCTTCCTTATCAGGCCGCTGGAGTTGAGTATCTGGTCAAGCATAAGAAGGCATTCTGCGCGGATGAAATGGGTCTAGGGAAAACGCTAGAAGCACTGGCTTCTGTCCAATACGAAAACGCCTATCCGTGTTTGGTCGTATGTCCTCCGAACTTGGCGTTGAACTGGGCCAAAGAAATCGACAAGTTTTTTCCAAGTCGAACATGGCGACGAGTGATCAATCGTTCCGAGTTTCCCGAGGAAGACGCCGACTTCACCATCATCGGTTATTCCAACATCGATTTTCACCCGGAAACTCTTAAGGGTTACAGGTCTTACATATTCGATGAAAGTCACTATCTCAAAAACCCTAAAGCGAAAAGGACCAAGCGTGCCCAAAAACTTGCCAAAACGGTACCGAGTGATGGATTGGTTTTATGCCTCACTGGAACGCCTATTACAAATCGTCCAGCAGAGTACGGACCCCAACTGGAAATCATCGGACGACTCAAAGAGTTCGGTGGCCTCTGGGCGTTCTACAAGAGATACTGCGGAGCCTTCCAAGACCGATTCAAACAGTGGCACATCGACGGAGCCACGAACCTAGATGAACTAAATGATCGCCTACGGGCGTCGTGTTATATCAGGCGAACCAAGCCTCAGGTTTTGAAAGACCTTCCACCCATCCGTCATTCAGAGTGGATGATCGATCCAGACCCCAAGTACAAAAAAGAATATGAGGCTGCGGAAAACGATATTGCTCAGTTCGTTGCCGATAGGGCGGCAGAGTTGGCAGAAGAATTGGGAGAAGACCCGCGTGGTGCCGCCGTGCGAGCCAGATTGGCAGCAGAGGCTCACGAGTATCTTATTAAATTGTCAGTATTGAAACGAATCGCGGCCAAGATGAAGATGAAGGCTGTTGATGAGTGGGTTGAGAATCGACTAAACGAAGGTCGCAAAGTTGTTCTGGCTGCCCACCACCGAGAAATTGTGAGTTCATTGGCCGACCAGTATGGCGGACTGAAGATCCAAGGTGGGATGTCCGTTACCGAAATCGAATCGGCTAAAAAGCGGTTTATGGAAGAAACGGTTGAAGACGCCCCCGTGATTGTTCTATCTATTCAGGCTGCCAAATCCGGCCACACTTTGACCGTTGCACAAGACATGCTGTTTGTAGAGCATCCTTGGACCCCCGCAGACGTTGACCAAGTCTCTGCGCGAATACACAGAATAGGAACCACGGGAGCGGTACAGATTACCCACGCTCTTGCTGCTGGAACCATTGACGAACAGGTGTTCGCTCTGATCAATTCGAAGCGTTCCGTGGTAAATGCCGCCACCGAGGGTGTCGTTACCGATGAGGAAAAGATAAATGCCGCAAGTCTTATGGAAAACTTTCTGCCGGATTGATGTGTTGACTAGTAATATGAGGTGATCATATCCAAGGTTTCCTCGGCAAGGAACCCCGGCAGCAAGGAGGTGATCCGCTACACCGTAAGGGGCGGGTCACTGCGGCCCGCCCCTTACCCGACTAGGGGATCTACCTTGTTGACACCATTACCCCAGTGGTCCCAGCCCGGAACCTTTTCTCGGGCAAACAGTTCAATTTTCTTTTGTGTGGGGAACATTTGTTCGATTCTCCGACGCACCTCTTTCGGCTTCGCACTATGAATACCACGAGGGCTACTTAGAAATTGTCGAACATTACGGGCACCTCGTGGTTGTGGAATCCGGCCACGCTTTCCAACTAGACAAAGTTCTATCTGGCTCATCGTGTAGTAGCCGGGATTGACTCGTTGTTTGTCCCAGACGAAAGCAACCGTGGCCCATTTGAAGTCCCATGCTGTCATAAGCCTAAGTGCTTCCGGTAGGTGCGGATTACTGGTCCACATGAACAACAGTGATTGTTGGGGGTCAGATATGGCGGGCACATCCATTACCGCCAAATCGGTTCCAGCCATTGTGGGATAGTGTTCTTTTGCCCCACCAGTTGTTTCACCACCACTACCGGTGTGTTGCAGTTGCCCCCGGTAATCCCAAGGGGGGTCAGCGTAAATAATTTGGTAGAGCGTCACTTGTCAGGTGTCGGTGGTCGTTCAATGTGGAAGTCTTCGGTGGCCGAGGATTCAACAGGAATCCACGCTTGGTTGTAGTCGTGTTGTTTGACTTTTCTCTTTTTAATCAACGAGCCCTCTTCAAAAATGTCGAACTCGTCTTCTGACATGTTGAGGGCGTCCATGATTTCCCGATCGCCCATGACCTTGAGCAAAGTTCTGATTGCTTGACTCATGCGATGGGGAACCACTGATCCACGACAGCGATTCATTTGCAAGTGCAGCAAGATTGCTTCTGCTTGGTTGCATTGAAGTCTCTTGACGGGCACATCATGGAGGTCCAATTCGTGGGCTACCAGCCAACGGGCATACCCGTCGATAATGGTTCCGTCCTCCATGGCGATGATCGGCTGGAGGATCCCAAATGTTTTGATGGATTGCATGAGACCCAAATAGTCGGGCTTCAGAATATAGGTCGTCCGCCAATTCGGTGTCTTGAGATTTTGTGGTTTCAGGAGTTCACTCATGGAAGTCGCTCGTGATTTTTAAACAATGGTTTCCCCCGCTGTGATGTATACCCGTGCGGATGGTTTATCCGAGCACGTTCCGTTTCTCTTTGTCGGGCGATCTTTATTATTTCTGCTGGTACCGGTTTTGTATCCCGAAACCATGATGCAATCGTATACCTCTCACCTTCAGAAATCATATTCAACCCGTGCTTGATTGCAGACCCGCGAAAGAAAATGCTACGGCCCTTTTTGGGTTCGACAACATGTCGATCTTCCTCGTCTTCCAGAAAAGTCCTTCCACCTTCAAAGTCTTCATTCAAGTAAGTCACTCCACTATAAACAGTGTCCTCAAAGTCGAAGTGGGCACCTAGGGCACACCCCGGACCACGCTGGACAACCTGCATGTAGTCTACGAATGAATTCGGTATAGGACTTTGACGAGTAAGGGCAGCAGCAAGAAACTTGACTTCGTGGTAGTAGGAGATGCGAGTAGTCAATTCCACTAGTTGGATTGGACCGCTACCTGATGTACCTAAAACGCTTTCTTGTTTCTTGAACAATTCGATAAACCAGTCGCATTGCTGATCTGTCAAAAATCCGTCAACCATTTCAAAGGAGATCATCTATTTTGTCCATGTCGTCAGCGTCGGCTATGGCAGCCATTCTCATTCGATGTGCTTTCGTCTTCGGACCAACGGGAGATGGTGCCGTGTGACGGAACTCATTCAATAGCAGAGTTCGAATCAGGTGATCCAAAGGATACCCGTATGGGTCGTTCTTTCTTTTCCGTCTGAACTCAGCGGCAAACTTCATGGCATCCTTGTGTTTACCCGGCGAAAGCATGTTGTCATTGATGCAGCGCCGAACCCCATCCCAGCGGTCTTGGGAGTAAGAGTTGATCAAATTCTCAATGTTGAAATCTTTCCACAACCGTCTTTGGGCGTCGATGTGAGGAAATGCTCGGTAAAGATTGTCATAGAATTCTGGCTCGGTTGTCACGACATCGTTAAGTCGTCGTGCGGCCACCGAGTGCAGGGGAATACCTACTCTGGTATTGGCCCCAGATATGGCCGCGTAGTCGTAGTAATCACAATAGGGAAAGTCGTTGTCCACCGCGACATATTTCAAAACGTCATCGGTAGTCCAATCATAGATTGGCTTAACCAGTCTTAGCGGGATTGCTTTACTCAGTCGATAGGGCCGATTGATGTAGTTCTCGTGGAGTTTTTGAACCACCGAGCGATACCGGATCATGGACTCATTAGCCCTAACCCCAGTCAGGAATGCAACTCGCCCTTCTTTACCTTGCATGGTGTAATAATCAACCGGCTGAGGCATGACCTTGCTGTTGTCACGTTCAAAGTGTTGAGCGGTGATGGCCCACGGTGGAATGTTTCTTACAAGGCGACCCTCTTCTTGGCGAGTCTTTGACCACAACAAACAGTATTCCCGGCGTCCCAGAACCCAGACCTCTTGTCCGTAGGGCAGGCAGTACCACTCCATATCCACCCAGTCCAAGTCTTTAACCCATTCCAAGTAACGAATGACGGCAGGAGAAACCATCTCTTCGTCTCGAAAAATAACTTTGACGGGGCCGAGGCCGCGCTCTTCGTGAAGTTCTTTAGCAAGCAGGAGGACGGCAGAAGAATCCTTTCCACCGCTGAACTGAACGCAGACCGTGTCAAAGATGTCGTAAACATGTCGCAGGCGTTTGCGCGCCGCTTCTACAACATCGACATCTAGAAATAATCGTCGCCTCGGCATGCCGTGAGTTTACAGGAAAAAGCGGAGCGGGGGGTGGGGTCGAGAGGTCGAAGGAGGAAAACGCCCGAACCGACCCCCCGCCACGCCAACTTGTACCCCGGCAGGCCAGATAAGACTACATGACAGTTTTTACTGAAAGGAACTACTATTAAGAACGGGCTTCAGTAATGGCTGTTATCAACTCTGACTTTTTGAGGC